ACAGAATTGAACTCATGATAAACTGGGCTTTCTGTGCTCTTCGCCTCTGAGTTCTTTATGTTGAACAGAGCCTCACAACACCTGACAGCCCTCTTGTGGACAGACAGTTCAAGGACCTTCCCGTCCTTTGGCAACCATTTTTGAGTGCTCCTGTCGTCTGAGCTAATGATGTCTCTCCAGGCTAGTGTCCTCTCTAGCCCAAGAATTGACATACACCTAGAGAAGACTTCCTCAATAAAGGAGAGCAGGCACAAGTGTGTGAAAGATGAGCCATAGTGGACAATACCCTGGAGCATACTAGACTCAAGCTTAAAGGAAGTCTTATTCTCCCTGAGTAGTCTGTCTTTTACTTCTTGAGTGGCCTGCTCAGAACAAGCCATGTCTGGGTTTTGTATCCAAGTCTTTATTAGCTCCTTGGGAATCTCAACTTCTTTATTCATCATCTGGATCATGCACACCATAATGTAATAAAACCAGCCTTTTAGCTCAGACTTAAAAGGCATGATCATGTAAACGAACTGTATGCACACAAACCTCTGATTCCAAGTTGTCTCATCGTCATTGTTGCTTAGAAGGATCCCATGAGTTGAAGTTTTGGACAGGAGCCTCAAATTCCCAAGCTGCTTTGCAATCTTTGATTCTCCGTGAGTGAGCATTTCTCTGGAGTCATTGGAGCAGAGGAACTCAAAGATGTTCTCACACAACCTTAGCAAGAGCCTGCTGGAAAAGTTCAGAATGGAGATTTCTCTCACACCTGCGATCTGAGGTTTCTTGAAGATCTGAACTATAATTTTGTTGGTTTCTATCAGCTTCAGAGCTATGGAGTTCAGCTTTGGGCTTGGGCAGGACTCTCGAACTTCCTCAAGAATTTTCAGGCTCTGCTCAATGCATCTCGTCCTCCTTGAGAAGCCAGTCAAGTCCAAGTTGTCCCTCTCATCCTGTGTCATCTCTGATCTCAGGCTGTCAACTGAGGACTTGAAGGTAGACAGAGAGTCAAGAGTGTCTGTCAGTTTGGAGGAGTGAATTGACTTCGAGTGGCTTAGTCCATGTGGAGATGTGCAAAATGGGCTCTTCGATTGCAGCTTAGCTCCGATAGAAATGGCCCTTGCTGAGTAATAATGGCTCTGCTCCTTTCGAATCACGTCAACTGCGTGGGAAGCTGGGTGAACGTCCCGGTCAGGCATGCCCAAGTGGTGATACTTACCTAAGCTGGTCTTGTTTTGGGTCAAAACCCTCTCCTCTTTGAGCATCTTGTCTAGGATGAGCAAGGATCCGTGAGTGCTCTCTCCTCTGTCCTTGTTGTGCATGTTTGCTAAAGCAATCTCATTGACCCACTGAGGGAATGACACTCTTGTGGCCTCAAAGAAAACAGAGGGAAGGTCAGAGGGAGAGCTCATTTCCTCCTCATCTCTTATGACTTGAGTCTTCTTGGGCATCTGAAATGCTATCGACAAGTCAATGTTTTCGTGCCTTCTGCAGTACTTAAAGCACGTCTTGATGAGGTAAAGATGGAGGGTACTCCGAATTGGGCCAGCGATCTTCTTCAAAATGGCGGACCAATTCCTGTGTATGGAAATGACCTTGATGATCAAATATTTGAGGTTCGACATGCAGGCTGCAGTTGTGATTTTGTCTTCCAGTGAGATTGCCACAGAGAGTCCG